GGTCAGCTCCACGCCCTTGCGGTATTCGTCCATGCCTTCGCGCCCTGCCCTGCCGGCCTTGCGGCCTTCCTCGCCGGCTTTGCGCGATTCTTCGCGCAGACCGATGAACGCCTGTTCGGTGGCGCGGGTGGCGGCGGTGACGCCGTTTTCGGCCTCGCGCACGTTCTGCAGCGCTTCGATAGCCTGTTGGCTGTCCTCGCCGTAGAGCTGAGCGGCTTCGGCGTAGAGCTGGCGGCGCAGTTCCAGCACGGCTTCGGCGTGCTGCTGTTCGGCGAGCAGCTTTTCGTGTTGCCACTGCCGCTGGCTGAGGTATTCGTGGTTGAGCTCGTCTTCCAGGGCGATCAGGCGGGCGTCCAGGGATAGTTCGAGTTCGCGTTCTTCGTTGTTTAGCGCTTGCCGCACGCTGTCGGACTTCTGGTCGCGCAAGCGGGTGGCGGCGGCGACGTAGGCGGATTCGGCCTGCTCCATGGTTTTTAGGGCGGCCTCGTAGTCGGCGTCGGCGCTGGTGAGATCGCGCAGGGCCAGGGCGGCACCGAAAAAGCTGTCTTCGAGCTTCCGTACGCTGGCCTCGGCCTGGCCGATGGTGCCGCTGGCCTTGATCAGGGCGCTGTCGAGCAGTTCCTGTTTGGCGGCGGCGTTGAGGGCCTCGGTGCTGAGGTCTCCGTATTGCTGTTCCAGCGCGGCCACCTGGCGGGTCAGTTCGGCGGCGCTGGCGCTGCGCTGTTCGGTCAGCTCGGCTTCAAACTGGGCGGCGGCGGCGGCCTCGCTGGCGGCTTGGGCCTGGGTGCGGTAGGCGCCGCTGAGCTGGTCGCGCACCACGACGCCTTCACGCAGCAGCTGGTTGAGCTGCTGGATGTTGTCGATTTGCAGGCCGGTTTGTTCGGCGGCCAGTTGGGCGATGCCCTGGGCGCGGGCGGCGCTGTCCTGGTAGCGCTGTTCGGCGGCGGCGGCTTCGGCTTGGGCGTCGCGCATGGCGTGGTATTCAGCGACGGTGGCGACAAGGGTTGCCGCCAGGGTGCCATACAGGCCAATGCGGGCGGTGAGGGCGGCGTTGATGCCGCCGGCCGGGCTGAGGATGTCGGGCAGCTTGACGCCACCGAGGGTTTTGAGGGCGCCGCCGATGGCGCCAATGTTGCTGGTGAGGCTGGCGGTCAGGCTGATGAGGCCGCCGGAGCCGATCAGCACGCCGATCAGTTCCTTGTTTTGCAAAGTAAATTCGATGACGTGGCCAAGGGCGCTGGTGAGGCTGGCGGCAAAATCGGCGATTTCGTCGGCGTTGTCGGCGAGCAGTGTAGCGACGCGCTGCAGGGCGGCGGCCAGGTCGTCGTTGCTGGCGATGGCGTTTGAGACTTGCGCCTTGACGTAGTCGAGCGCGCCGCTGTAGGTGGTGACGCTGGCGGCGGCGCGCCCCTGGGTGGCGGCGGTCTGTTCCAGCACCACCTGATAACGGATCTGGGCTTTTTCGGTGTCGGTCAGGTCTTTCCAGGCTTTTTCGGTGGCGGCGTTGGCTTCATACCAGCTTTTGACGTAGGTTTCGTTGAGGGTCAGGCCCAAAAACTCGCTGGCTTCAGCCTCACCGCGCAGGGCGGCGGTAACGCGCTCGATGCCGCCTTCGAGGTCGGTTTTTCCGGCTGAGAGGTCGGCGGTGCGGCGGATCAGCTCTTCCATCTGCTCGGCGGACAGGCCGAGGCGCTTGGTCATGTCGATGGTGCGGCTGGCGGCGTTGGCGACGTCGGTTTCGCTGTAGATGCGCAAATCGGCGCTGAGCTGACGCACCTTGGCTTGCCAGGCGTCGAGCCCGCCGGTGTTGGTGAACTCGCGGCTGGCGGCTTCGACCGATGCCGTCAAGCCGAACTGGGCGGTTTCGGCCTCGCGCGCGGCGGTGGTGATGCCGCTGTAGAGGCTGGCGACGGTGCGCCAGCTGAGATAGGCGGCGGCCAGGCGGGTGACGTTGCCGGTCAGGCTGCTGGTGAGGCTGCTGGTGCGCTGAAAACTGGCGTTGGCTTGGTCTTGCTGGCCGCGCAGCTCGGCGGTTTTTGTTTTGAGGTTTTGCGCGGCGGTGGCGAGTTCCTGCTGGCTGAGTTTGCCGCTGTTTTTCAGCGTGGCGTAGGCATCGCGCAGGCGCTGCACTTCTGCCTGGACAGCTTTGGCGGGGCGCACGTCCAGCGCGTTGGCGGCGGTGTTGAGCTCGCGGCCCCAGTCACCGGTGCTGTCGCGCAGGCGGCTGAGGTCGTCCTGCACTTTTTTTATGCCGGCTTCGACGCCCTGGGTATAGGCGTTGATGATGAGCTTGAGTTCCTGGTCAGTGTTCGCCATCGATGACCGCCTTCAACAGGGTGTAGCCCCACTGCCAGGGGCTGTGGTAACCGCGCCGCATCAGATCGGCGCAGGTGACTGTCAGTTGTTGCCCGGCGCTGCGGCTGGCGGAGCGGCCAGTTGCGGCAGCAGGCGGCGCAGGGCCTGGACGAAAAAAGGGTTGACCTCTTCGACGGCGGTGATCAGCCGGTCGAGCTGGCTGGGCGGCAGGGCGTGCAGCTCGGCCAGCTTTAGGCCGCTGCTGAGCACCACGGCCTGGCTGGGCAGGCGCTGACCAAACAGCAGGTCGATGGGGTCAGCCGTGGTGGTGCTGTGGTCAAGCACGCTGGCTAGCTCCGCCACTGTCAATTCCTTGACGGTTAGGTCGCTGTCGTTCCATGGAATGTTCTTGGTTTGGCGCATGGTGTTCCTCGGTTGAGGCTTCCCCGCCCGGCGGCTGCTCCGGGCGGGGCGCGGCTTAGTAGTAGATGATCTCGAACGGCTCATCCTTGCCTTCGGGGATCTCGCACAGGCCGGTCAGTTCGAGCGGCAAAAAGTCGTCGGAGAGAAAATCGACCTCGGTGTTGGGCTTGAGGCGGGCACTGTAAACGATGACCTTGTAGTTGCTGCCGTCGACGTAGTTTTTGCCGTCGAGTTCGAGGCGGCAGCGGATGATGGGGCTGGTACCGCCGACGATCTTGTTGGCAGTGACGGCGCTGGCCTTGTGGCTGACGTGCAGGGTGTCGCCATCGAGGGCCTGGTTGAGCAGTTTGATCTTGCCCAGGCGTACGTTGAGCGAATAGTCGGTGTCGAGGGTGTAGGTGGTGGTGTCAGTGGCGTCCTTGACCACCACGTCGGTCAGGGCCTCTTTGCCAATATCGACCCAGCGGTCGTAGATGGCGACCACGTTGGCGGTGGTGGTGCTGGTGACGGCCTCCTGGCTGTAGGCGGATACGTCGCCCAGGAATGCCAGGGCCAGGTTTTCGGCGTCCAGCTGGTTGATGGTCAGGCTGATGTTGGTTTTGCCCGGCAGGGTGGCCGAGGCGATGACCTGACCGTAGTTGGTGCGACCCTTGCCGATTTGCTCTTTCATCTCGGATTCGGGGTTGAGGGCAAACTTGCTGCAGGCGCCGGCGATTTTGAAGCCGGTCAGGGCGCCTGCGTCGGTCATGCGGTCGATGTAGAGATCGCCGGAACCTAAAAATGACTGTGCCATGGTGGTGATCCTTTCTAAAGAAGGGTCTCAAGGGTGACGGTGAAGGGGCTGTAGAATTTCGGGTGGTAGGTGTGGCTCATGTCGTCGCTGCCGATGCTGATTTTGCCGAGGCGGCCGCGATAGAGCGCGGCGATGGCCTGCTCGCGTAGGTCTTCGGCGGCCAGGCGGCCGCTGTAGGTGGCGGTGCGCACGGTGACCTGGCCGTTTTCAGTGGTGACGTTGTGGCTGGCGCTGACCCGGTTGGCACTGCGCACGGCAGCGAGCAAGCGCATGTTGAAGCTGGTGCGGCGCTGGGTAATGTCGCCGCTGTGCTGCACGCTGATGATGCCAATGAAGGGGTAATCCTCCAGTTCCAGCTCGGTTTCCTCGTCGTAGTCGACCTGAATCAGCGGGGCGCGGCCCAGGTTGGCGGTGCACCAGCCGATGAACGTGGCATCGGTGGCCAGGCAGTCGCGCACGGCTTCTAGGGCGGTTGCGGTGGTCATCCGTTGGCCTCGCGTAAATACAGGCTGACCTCGCCGTTGCGCTGATCGTGGCGCAGGATACGGTAGGTTTCAGCGTTGATGGTGATTTCGTCCCAGCCAAGCGGCCATTCGCCGATGGCTTGCAGATCGCTCAGCAGCACCAGGGCGGTGGGGCCGTCGTGGCCGGAGCCTTCCTGCCGATAGGGGTCGGGCTGGCTTGGGGCCGGGTTGAACAGGGCGCCATGAGCGAGGACGCTGCCGTCAATATCGGCGGCGCTGCCGAAATCGGCCAGGGCCAGCTGTAAGGAGATGCTGAGGTCGATCATGGTGCCTCCGGGGCAATGAGGACCGGGCGGCGGCGTAGCGGATCGGTGCCGAAATGGCCGAAGCGCTGCACGGCCTGCCAGACCAGCCAGGCGGCGAAGCGGCTGGCGCCATCCTCCAGGCAATGCTGGTGCAGCAGCGCATCGGCGGTGTCTTTTGCGGCGACGGGCAGCAGGCGCAGGCGAATCAGTTGATACAGGGCGTCATGCACCAGGCTGCCGCGCAATATCCATGGGAAGTCGGGGCAGAGGGTGGCGCCGTCCCAGGCGTAGCCGGCGTGGATGGTGAGCAGGCCGGTGCAGTCCAGCTCAACGAACGGGGTCAGCAGCCGATCCAGCGGCCGCAGTTCGGTTTGCAGCTGATAGCGCTCGGCCAGCTGGTAGCGGTAGCCATCGCGGTAGTGGATGCTGCCCTGCCCCATGGTGTTAGTTCTCTCCGGTACCACGGCCACCTGCGCCCGACAGGGCAGCGGCGGCGCCTACGGTGGCGGCGGTAATCAGGCCGGCGCTGTCGGTTGTACCGGTACTTGCAGCCACAACCACGCTGGTGGCGGAGCCGATAGCGATACCGCCGATGGTGGAGGCGACTTTTTTGCCAAATAGCCAGTTGAAAAAGCGTTCGAGCATGGCGGCTCTCCTTTTCGGGCGTCAGCGGCGTTTTTTGGCTTTTTTGCCTAAAAAAGCGGCTTCCGTATTGGCCCCACAATCGACGTTCTCGGCGCGGGGCAGGCTTAGGTATGGGCTGATTTCAGCCGCTGGCGGGGCGAAAACGGCATCGTGGTCGGTTTCGCGCGGCTCACCGGTGGCGCAGTTGGTGCGGGCGCAGCGTTGCAGGTCGTTGGCGGCCGGGCAGCGTTTGCCGGGCTGGCTGCTGTAGATGCAGGTGCCGGCCATCAGGCGGCGGGCGCCTTGAAGGGCGTGCGCTCGGCAAATTCGGCTTGCTTGCCGTGGTTCCACTGCTGCACCGGGCGAAAGAAGCCGCAGACGCGGGAGTAGGTTTCGACCTTTTCCGGGCAGCGCTCTGCTGGTGCGGTGGTGCTGGCTTGCTCTGTCATGATTTCTCCACAACCAAGGCAGCAAAGTTGCGCCAAATGGCGATAACGTAATGCTGCATCTGTTGATGATCGGGCCGGCGGCCATCGCTGGTGCAGTCGGGGTGCTGCAGTATGCGGCTGATGATCGGCCAGGTTTGCCAGGCACCGGGGCGGCGGCCGCTTTCTACCCAGCGGCTGTGGTTGGCGGGCTGGCCGCATTTTTCGCGCCCAAGGCGCATGGCCTCGTTGATGTAGCCACGGCCGCCGTTGTAGGCGGCCAGGGCAGCGCTGAGGCGGTCGCTGCCGGTCAGCTCGTGCAATTTGCGATACTGCGTGGCCAGATAACGGATACCGGCTTCGATGTTGCTGGGTGCGTGGAACGGATCGACCACGCCAAGCTCGGCGGCGGTTGCCGGCATCAGTTGCAGCAGCCCCTGGGCTCCTGCCGGGCTGACCGCGAGCGGATCGCCGGCGCTTTCCTGCTGCATCTGCGCCTTGATCAGCTTCCAGCCCTGATCACCGAGGTGCAGGTTGAGTTCGGGGAAGTGCCGGCCCACGGCCTGCTCGATCAGATCATCGTAATAGTCGGTCATTCATTCCCCCCGCCGGCGTTCGAGGATGCGCAGGCGCTGCTCGTGGTCTTCAAGGCGCAGGCTGTGGTCGCCTAGTACGCGCTCTGTGGCCTGGGTGCGCAGGCTGGCGGCGGTTATTTGTCCGCCAATTTTGGCAACCTGGCTTTCGACCCGCACCTGTATCTGCATGGTGCTGTGGATGTTGTAGCCGATCAGCCCGAGCAGGCTGACCAGCAGCAGCAGCAGCAGGCTGAGCTTGCCCTTGACGGCGGCAACCTCGCTGTGCTCGCTGCAGGTGCTGGCGCGGCGCTCTGGCCCTTGATAGTCGGCTCTGCTCAATGTTTGCTCCGTTTACTCTGGGCAATTATCGTTCCACGGGCGATTGCTTCTTTCTTTCGGCTTGTTGCTTCCATTTGGCATGTTTTTGGCTTTACTCTGTCGGTGTAAACTGAGCACGACCGGCGGTAAAGGCCCGGTGACGGTGCGGGACCGTCACCGGGTTGGCTGGGGAAGGGGGAGGAAACCCAGCCGGGGGTCAGGTTAGGTGCCGGTCTCGACGGTACCGACGCCGGCGTTGATCAGCACCAGGGCGGTGGTATCGGCACTGGCGGCGGCGGCGGCGGCAACGCAGCAACCGGAGATGTCACCGGCGGCGGCAGTGGCACTCCCGGGGATGAAGGCGGCGGCGCTGACATCAAACAGCAGCGCCTGGCCGAGGGTGAAGGCAGAGCCGGCGGTTTTGGGCAGCTGGTAGACCGCCCGCTCAATGCTGACCTGGCCGCTGGCGCCGTCGGCGATGTCGGCGCAGGCCACGCCGACCAGTGAGCCGACCACAACCGGGGCGCCAGAGGAAATGGTGGCGCCGCTGGCGTTGGTGTAGGTGACGCGGCGGCCTTCGGTGATCTTATTGGTAGCCATGGTGTGAACTCCTTATGGTCTCAGGTTATGCGCCGGCGTTGCGAACGATGGCTTTCCAGTCGATGGCCTTGGCGCCAGCATCGCCGCGCACTTTGTACTCGACGCCATCCACGTTCCAGCCCTGGCGGGTTTCGAGGTAGGGGCCCTGGTTGCCGTTGAGGAAAAACACGGTGATGGTTTTGCCTTTGGGGCCGCACAGGTACCAGCCGTTGTTGTCGATATCGTCCAGGCGGGCGTCATAGATGCGGGTGAAGCGGCCGGCGTAGGGGTTGTTGCGGGTGGTGGCGGCATCGGCGGCGGCAAACTGGTTGCTGCTGAAGAAGATTTCCGCTGCGCCTTCGAGGGCGACCGGCGCCAGCAGGAACTGCGGCTGGATGTTGAGGCGGCGCTTGCCGCTGATGTCTTTTTGCAGCTTCATCAGCTTGATGGCTTCGGCGATGCTGGTTTCGCCAATGGCGGCGGCGGTGCCGATGTTGCCGTGATCGCTGTGGAACAGGGCTTTGCCGTCTCCCATGTTGGCGTTGGCTTCCAGCACGGCATAGACGATATCGCCTACCTTACGGGCCCAGGCTTCACCATGGGCGCGAGGAATGTCGGTCAGGGCGCCGAGATCGTCGTTGATGAGGGTCTGGCGGCTGATGGCAAACAGCTTGCCGTAGGTGGCAATGCTGAACTGCTCTTTTCCGTCTGCGCGGCTGCCGTATTTGTACTCGCCGTCTTCGGGGATCTCGTCGAGGTCGTCCATTTCGCCAATGCGGGCGATGGTGTTGGTTTTGAAATCGGAGACGCGGCCGGTGGCGCACCATTTGTCCCAGGTTTCGCCGGCGGCCTGGTAGCCCTCGAACAGCGATTTGTTGGCAACGTTGGTCAGCAGGTTGGGCAGGTCGCTGGTGGTGAGGGCGCGGCCGATCATCTCCAGCGGGTTGCCGCCAATGGGCTGGCCAGCGGCGCGGAGGGATTCGCGGGCCATTTCGCGCAGGCTGTAGCCGACGAGTTCATCGGCGCCGGCGGCGGGTTTTTCCAAAGTGAAACCGGCGCGAAGCAGCAGGGCATCTTCGGCTGCGGAGCGGAATTTGTCGCGGGCATCGGCGACGATTTCGACGCGGGTGCCGGCGCTGACGGCGGGTTGCTGTTTCATGTTGCGCTCCAGAATGGCGGACCGGGCCTGATCGATGGTTTTGCCCTGCTTGATCAGATCCGCGGCGAGGTCGTCGTAGCCGTAGTGGCGGCAGGTCTGGGTGATTTCCATAACGCGCAGCTGCTCGGCACGCACGGCAGAGACCACGTCGGGCTCTGTTACGCCAGAACCATCAGGGCGACCGCCGGTTGCCTCTACGGGGGCATTTTCGTCGCTGCGCTTGGGCATATCCAACTTCTCCAGATATTCCCAGGCCTGCTCTTCGGTTGCATCTTTGGCCAGTCCTCGTGCTTCGAGGAAGGCCCGCACTTTTTCGTTCATGTTGGGCTCCTTTGCTGCGGCGAACCGGCCGCCTTCGGGTTGATGCGCTGGCGGCGAGGCCAGGGCGCGGGTTTTTGCGGTTTCGTCTGCGCCGATGGGGCAGATGCTGAGTTCCTTGGGCTGCCATTTGGTGACAACGCGCAGCGGACCACTAAAGCTGCGGCCGGCGATGATGGCGCTTTCGCCTTCTTTGATGCGGACGGCTTCGAGGTCGCGGCGGCCGATGGAGAAGTCGGTCAGGTGGCCTTCGCGCACCTTGGTGAAGGGCTCCTCGCCTTCCGGCAGGCTGGTGAAGACAGCGCGGGCGATGAGATGATCGCCTTCAATGCGCAGATCGCGCGCGGAGCCGACCACGGTGCTGGTGCTGTAGCGGCTGTGGCTATCGAGCAGCGGCAGCTGGCGGTTGGCGGGGATCTGGCAGCCACTCATGAGCAGGACGGTATCGATATATCCCCAGCTGTCGTAGTCGAGTTCGCGCACGGGGGTTTCGCTGGCGGCGACACAATCGACGCTGCGTTTGTCGATATCGAGGCTGGCGGGGGTGCCATTGTCGGCAGCGCGCAGGGAAAAACTGCGGCAGTGCAGCAGGTCGGGCGTTTGGTGTTCGCTGGCGTTTTTGTGCATAGGCATGATGGGTTGCCCTCCTCTATTCCGTTTCAGCCAGCAGGGCGTTGTCTTCCAGCTGACTGCTGATCAGTTGCTGCAGGCGGGCGCTGTCACCTTCAGCGCCAAGGGCGGCCGGGTTGTTGGCTAAGGCGGTGCTGGCCTGCTGCGGCGTGATGCCGCGCTGCTGGCACAGCTGGTTGAATTCGGCGATTTCGTCGAGGATTTCTTCGATATCGAGGCCACGGCGAGCGGCGATGCGTTGCGGGCTGGTGAGGCAACGGTCAAGATCGTTGCTGTCGGCTTTGGAGTCGCGCAGCGGGTCGTTGCTGGGGCGCTCGGGGTGCATCCAGCTGGAGCGGCCCCAGGCGCGCGGGTTGCTGAGGTAGCCGGGCATGACCATCTTGTTGCTGAGGTAGAGCGAATCGAGAAAGCCGCGCAACACCGGGCGGTTGAGGTGGCGGACGAAACGATCGCGGCGCGGGTCGAGCATGGCGTAGAAAGCGTTATTGCTTGCCTTGAATGTGCTGTAGTTCATGCCGCTGGTGTCGCCGCTGAGCAGCTCATAGGTGGTGCCGGTGCTGATGGCGGTGACACGCAGCACAAAGCGAGTGAAGCTGTCGAATTGGCCGCCGATGGTTTGCGGGCTGGCAAATTTGATTTCTTCGCCGGGGCGCAGGTATTCAATGATGGCGTTTTCGAGGTATTCGAGCCGCTGGCCGCTGGTGCCTTCCACCACGCCACGGCCGGCCTGAAACGCCAGGGGGTTCTGGGTGGTGACAATGGCGAGGTATTTGGCGGCCATTTTTGCGGTATCGACCGTGGCGCCAACATAATCCTGCAGGCTGTTGGCGATCAGCACGCCGGCGGTGAACGGGCTGATGCCGCGATGCTGACCAGGCCTGTGGTGCTGGTAGTGGTGCAACACATATTCGGCAGGGATGCGGCGCGGCTGGCGGATGTTGTCAGGATCGCTGATGTGGTAGGCAACGGGCGCGCCGCTGGTGCGGTCGTATTCGATGCCCTGATCGATCAGGTTGTCACCCTGGGCCAGGGCGTAATTGTCGGTCAGCCAGTCGGATTCAAGAATCTGCAGGGCAAACGGCAGATGGCGGCGGCGGTTGGGCGATTGCACCATCAGCACCAGGAACTCGCCGCATTCGCAGTCTTGCCGCTGCATGAGGTCTTCGATTTCGGCAAAATGCAGCTTGCCGGCCACGTCGGCCTCGTCGGCCCACCAGCTGAAATGGTCTTCGAGCTGCTGGTTGGTTTTGCGGTCGAGGCCGGTTTTTGTGCGCAGCTGGGCCTGGTAGCGCAGGCCGCGGCCGACGGTATAGGCCGACAGGATGTTGACGGCGCGGGCAAAAAACGGGAAGTCGCGCACCATTTGGCGCACGCGGGCGCGCACCTGCGGCGCGCTGGAGCGCAGCAGGGCGTTGACGCCTTGATCGGCCGGCAGCCAGTTGCCGGTGCTGTTGCTGACACTGGCGGCGGCGTATTGCCGTTTGGGCCACTGGCGGCCGATGCGACAGCCGCTCATCAGCGGGCCGGCACGGCACAGGTGCGCAGGCGCAGGGTGTCAGAGGTCATGGCGGCCATGGTGGCAGCGTGGTCGATCTGGCGCAGCAGCTCTTCACCGCTGCGATAGCTGACTTTGCGGCTGCCGGTGCCGGTTTCGATGGCGTAGTCGGCATAGCGCAGGGCGCCGCCGGCAACCAGCTCGGCGTAGTCATTGAGCAGCTGAGCGTGTAGATCGCTCCAGGTGGTGAAAACAGCGGCCACTGGCCCTCCGTGCGCGCGGGGTTTTTCTTGTTGTGCTGCGCAGTATGGGGGCAGTTTTTGCTTCTTTATGGCGGTTGTGCGCTATGGCGAGGATTTGACGGCGTTTTTTTGTCGGCATGTGTTCTTTTTGCTTGACGCGATGCCGCAACAATAAAAAGCCCCGGCGGGGACCGGGGCGGCTGGGGCGCTAGGCGCGTTTGGGGTTGCGGCGGCTGGCGGCGGTTTTCCCGCGTTGCCAGTCGGCTAGGCGTTGTTTGGCGCTGGTTCCGTCAGATCTTGCCATAGGCGGTCGCCTCTCTTTCTGTCCCGGTGGGTGCTGTAGCCGTCGAGAATGCGGGACATCCATTCGCGATGGAACTGGTAGAGCTCTTGGCTGTTTTCGAGCACAAATTGTTCGATGTTCTGGCTGCTGCGCAGGTTGGCGGAGCCGTGCATGACCAGGTGTTTGCCGCAGCGGGTGCGAATGAGGGTGACCTTGGTGTGGCAGCCGGCGGCTGCGAGTTTGAGGCGGTCGCCGAAGGTTTTTTCGAGGTAGGCGACGCCGCCTTTGCCACCGCGCACCTCGTGGGCGTACCAGTAATCTGAGACGATGAGGCTGATATGGTCGCAATAGCCGCCGGTGATGAGGTTGTGGAGGCTGTCGGCGTTTTCTTGGCCGAGGCTGAGTGTGGCGATGAGGAGTTCTTCGGCGTAGTAGTTTTTTTCGACCATGAGGGCTTCGAGGTAATCGCCGAAAATGAAGGCGCCAGCCACCAGGACGTGCATGGCTTCGTTTGGCTGCAGATCTGGCGTTTGGCGGGCCAGGTCGCTGGCGTTGCGGTAGCGCACCTGGTGCATGGGCGTGCGGGGGTAGCGCCGCAGCAGCGTTTTGGTTTTGATGCGGGATGATGGCGGCAGGTCGCTGTCCTGAAACAGGCCCTCGAACTCGAAATCGATATCGAAGGCGTCGAGATCGAACTCTGGCGCGTCCAGGTCGTCGAGATCGGCGATGATGTCGGTCATTTTGGGTGCCTTTCTTTGGCGCCTGTGCCCCGCCGAAGCGGGGCTTTTTGGGGATTATTTTATAATTTTCGCACCAGCTGCGGTGAGCAGCTCCTCGTTGCTGGCGCTGTTGAGGTTTTCACTGCGCCAGAATGCAGCGATGACCTCGGCGATGGCGCAGTTTTGCGCGGTGGACATGCCCTGCAGCTGGCGGACCAGTTCGTGGTGATCGATGTCCCATTTTTCGCCCAGTTCGGGCGCATCGGCCAGGTTGGCCCACAGATGGTTGACTGTTTGGGGCAGATCGTCGATGACGGCGCCGTTGTTGGCATCGACAATGGCGCACCATTGCGCCAGAGTCAGCTCCGGCATTGCCTCGCGCACGATGGCGCGATACCGGAGAATGATGTTGCTGATTCTGGCGGAGAGGCTGTCGGATTTTCCGACAGTCTCCAGCACGGCGTCTGGCAGGTGGAGCGTGTGGCGTGGGCTCATATTTTCTCCTGTTGGGTTTGGCCCCGCCGAAGCGGGGCGCGTGGTGTGATTTATTGGTGGTCTTCGAGTAGGCAGTAGCCTGCGGCCATCTCGTGGCGATGACGGCGGAGCGCGACGGCGACAACGAGTTTTACCCGCTGCGCGTCGCCATTGGCGATCCGCAGTAACTTGCTCGGGCGGTAGTGTTTTGCTGGGTCGAGGTTGTGGCGCTGGGCGAATGCGACAGACCCGGCGCGACAGTTGCCGGCCTTGATCGAGTCGCGCAGGCAGACCACGCATCCCTCGCGCTCGGCCTTGGCGATCAGGCGCGTCTGCTCGGAGGCAGACAGTTTTTCGAGACGCAGGTTTTCCGCGTTTATGCGGGCCTGCTCCCGGCGCTGCTTGAATAGCGCGGTTATTTTGCGGGCGAGGCTGCGGGCGTCGTAGCTGCGCAGGTCATCGCTGTCGGGGTGATAGTCTTTGCGACTATCGGACAACGACACCAGGCGCACCCCGTTCTGGTCGCGGTCCCAGTGGTAGCCGCGCGGCGGGGCCAGCCAGGCTGGTGATTCATTGGCGTACTCGTAGCGCAGTTTTCCGCCGGCAGAGATCACGGCGCAGCTGGTGACGGTCGGACGGTAGGTCAGGTGCTTGAATGTGCACCTGCTTGAGTAGCGGCCATGGTCGATGGTCTCGACCTGGTCGCACTTAGGGCGGGTGGTTTCCTCTGGGCGGTCCCAGTTTTTCAGGCGGGTGTTGGCGGCGTGCGCTTTTTCACGCAGTTGGTCGGCTGTTTTTGTCCCCAGGGGGACGGAGACGCGGACCTGGGCGTCAACGCTTGCCAGTTGCTCCATGGCGTCGTCACGGCGCCACACGCCCAGCTGCAGGGCGCGGGCGTCGGCCTTCTGGGCCAGGCGGAGGCGGGGGAGATCGCGCAGGGCGGCGGCCCCACGGTTCCCGACTAATGACCGCTTCCCGCGCTTGTGCAGCTGGGTTGAGTTGCGGGCCTGGGCTACCAGGTAGCGAGCCGCTCCGGCAAAGGTTTTTGCTGAGGAGCCGGCGACCTTGGCGGATTCGATTGCGTGTGATTTTGATTGGTATTTCATGTGACCTCCTTGCGCCTTCCCTGTGGGTGGCGTCTCAAGAGTTGGTGGGCTGATGCCCGGCAGGTGAGGCGGCTTGTTCCGTCCTCTTGAATAAGAGTATAGCTGTATTGCGACAAATTGCAACAAAAAAAAGACGCAATACAGCTATATTACTGTGTTTTTTATAGATATTTTTTGGCGCTGGCGGCTAGGGGTTGCAGTGGTTTTTCCACCAGTCCTCCAGGTTGTCGCGATGGGCAACCCAGATGCCTTCGACCTTTTTTATGGGCATGTCGTAGTCACGGTGGAGCTTGAGCACGGTGGGGATGCTACGCCCAAGGAAGGCGCTGATTTCTTTCATTCCGTTCAGGATTTTTTCGCTTCGTTTCATTACCAGAATCTCCTTTTTTGGGGCGGCTGTTTGGTGGTTTTGTTTTTTGGCTCTTCGCCTGCGGGGCGACTGAGGGCGCCCTGTTGGTTGAGGATTTCAATGTGGGCCATGCGGTAGGTGGCGCAGTCGTGCCAGTCGTTGCGGCCGGCTTTGTGGTCGTGCTCCCAGTTGCCGAGTTCGTTGCGAAATTCGGCGCACAGGTGCTTGGCGTAGTCGGTCAGTTCGTTTTCTGGGGTGATTCCTGGGGCTTTGCTGGTGAGTTGCTGCTCGGTGTAGCCGGAGTACAGCACGAACGAGCCGGGATCTCCTGGGGTGACGTGGAGGGCGGTGGCGAGGGCGTCCTTGAAATAGTGGACATCGAGGTTGATCAGCCACAGGCCACCTGGGATGGGCTTGCTGGTGCCGGGCCAAACGTCAAGTTTGGCGTATTGGATGGCTTTATCGCGCCGTGGTCGGCCTTTGACGGGCTGGAACAAGGGGTTGGCGCGGCAGAATTCGTAGACTTCCTTGGTGCGGCTGTGCTTGGGGGGCATGCCGGCTTTGCGGCCGCCGCCGGAGTCGATGAGGGCGGAGCGGATGCGGTATTCACGGCCTTCGGCATCGTGCCATGTTTTGCGCGAAAGTTCAATTAAATCGGCGAAGTGAAGCAAATATCCCTTGCGCACCAGATGGCTGGTGACGCTGCCGCCGGGGCTGGCGTAGCCGAGGGCGGCGACCTCGAAATAAAATCCGTCCATCTGGGTATCGACCTGCAGCACCAGGGCGGCGGTGTCTGTGGGGACCAGATCGCGCGGGCGGTCGTCGCAGTGGGCGAGGATGGCGCGGTAGTCCTCGCTGGCGCGGGGCGGGTCGAAATCTTCAACGCGGTAGCCGTTGGCGTAGGCGGTTTTTTCGACCAGGCCGCCCTGTTGGGCGCGCAGCCAGGCGGCGCCGATTTCCGCCAGGGGGACGCGCGGCAGGCAATAGGCGCTCATGTGGAAGCCGACGGTTTCTGGGCGGTGGATGTCTGCGCCGTGGGTGCAGATCCAGCAGCCGGTTTGGTAGGCGATGTCGCGCTGCTGTTCATCGAGTTCGGCGCCGCAGGCCTGGCAGAACAGGCTGCAGCCGTGCAGCTCGATCTGTTGCGGGGCGGTGCCTTCGGCGATGGCGAGGTGTTGTTCGTCGGGGCAAATGCTGGCCTGGCAGTGGGGGCAGCGCAGATGGTAGCGCCACTGCTGCTGGGCTTCGGCGGTGGCGAGGCGGTAGATTTTGCGGGCGGCGCCGGGCGTGCTGGCGAACAGGTTTTTGGCGCGGCTGCGGTCGTCGCGCGCGCGTTTGCGAATAAGAGTGATGGCGTCGGTGCCTTCGCGGGTGGATTTTTCGAATTTGTCGATTTCGTCGCCGATGTTGAGTTTGCCGAAAAATGACGCCATGGAGGCCGGGCTGTTGGACCAGGCGGGAAACAGGCGGGTGCCGGTGGTGAAGCGAATGGTGCGCTGCTTGGTGTCGTCGTCGTATTTACTGAGGTAGCGCGCGAGTCGGCCGGGCCGGCCGTGTTCGGTTTCAGCCTTGAGCACGGGGATGATGCGCTCCGCCATGGCTTTTTTGGCTTCTTCTTCCTTGGGCATGAGCCAGAAGATGTTGCCGGATTTGCTGCCCTGGTCGATGGTCCAGCCCATGGTATTGAGCAGCACCTGGGTTTTACCGGCGCGTTCGGGCATGCACAGGTAGACCTCGCGCACATGGGGCAGGCTGATGCAGTCCATGATTTTGACCAGGTGCGGCACCTCGGAGCTATCCCAGCGGCCGGGTTTGGCATCGATGGCGGTGACCATGCGGTATTTGTCGGCCCATTGGCTGATACTGAGCTGCTCGGGCGTGCGCATGCGGCGGCGCAGGGCGCGCGGCGGCGTGCCCTGGTAGCGCTGACCAGCAAGGTGGGCGAAGGGCGGCAGGGGCGCGGTGGTGGTGGAAATGAGGTTCATGGGCAATGATCTCCGGTTTTTTTGTTGATCCACCGTAGGGGCGACCTGCGGTCGCCCTTGGGTGCGGCAC